TGAATAGCAAAGAATAACCAATTTTCATGGTCCAGTTCACGAATGTTCATTTACATTATGATGAGTATGTTAAGGTTCCTGCTCCATTAGAGATAACTTCTTCTGTACCATTAGCAGATGTGATCTTAACTCTATAGTTTTGACCATCTAATGTATCACCACCAAGTCCACTGTATGCAAGAGTTGCAGTAGCGAAATCAGCGTATGTGATACCTGTGTCAAGGTTAGCAGTGATGTTAACCCAACGCTTAGTACCAGCCTTCTGACGTTGCCAAACATAAGCAAGTGCTCCAGGTGTACCAGTTGTACTTGTAGTAACTGCGAATGTTCCAGCACCAGAACTAGAAGAAGAATTACCAGGTTGGCCAGTGATAGTTACAGCAGATGCAACATCAGCAGCGATAGTATCATCAGCAAGGTCACCAGATACACTAGATGCAACTGTGACTGCTGCTATACATTCAGCTTTATGGCGTGTATTACCAGCATGATCCGTAAAGGAACGATACTGCCACCAGCCAGGTCCGTTTATACCACGTGATTTGTTCTCAGCAAGAGAACCTTCTGTTGCGTCAGCAAACACAAGGTCATAACTGTTGCTGTCACCACCAAGTATAACAAATTCAGCGACTGCTTTTGGAGGTGTACGTTTAATTACATTAGCACCTGCAAGACTATTATTAGTACTTCCTGCATATGCTTTATGTAATTCGATACTTGTTGTACTTGTTACCGTCTTAACGATGTAATTAACACCACTAATTTCGAGTACATCACCACCAACTACTGTGTCGGCAGCGTTCTTTGTTACTGTTGCGTCATTTTGGGTGACGGCAACTGTGTTTGAGAATGCAGCAGCATCCGTAGTTCCAAAAACAGCCATCTTTTTTTCCTGGTCAAGGTATAGTTCTAAGGTTTATTTATATGTCAACAACTTCCTAGCTTTCAAGCAGTGCTTTCTGCAAGGCAATTACCAACTCATCGTCCACTTTATTTCCTGTCTTCGCAGCTGCTTTCTTAAGCAACTTAATTACGAAATCTTTTATAACTGAGTCTAAATCGTCTGGAATTCTATCAACAGCTTTATTAATGATGCTGATAGCAATGGGCATTAAAAAATTAATCATGATGATATGATGTAAGTACGATTATTTATGTAAGTTCTCAGACCCTCCGATATTACACTCAACATCCGAGTGACAATTCTCTGATCCTCCTACTGAAAAGGGATTATATCTTGATGTTGCAATCCTATACATCCTTTCGTGCATAGTTATATTCTCTGCTACTTCTTCTTCTGGTCTGGGGTTTTCGTATTCTTTTCTCATGTCATCATGTAGTCTTTCAACTGGGGTTTTATCTTTTGCCATAGGCCACGCATCGTAAGGGTGTGGTACATCGTCAAACCATTCATCCAATGGCAATCTATGTAACGGTTTCTTCATTAGCTATTATCTGGTTTAGTAGTCATGCCTTTCTCTCCATCTTTAATGGTAGGCATAACCTCAATTGTAGGTTTACGTTTCTCTTTCTTCTTTTTAGATTCCTCTAGGAATTGAGAGTAGGATTTCATTCTAATAACCCTTACTCTTTTTATATCCTTTCTGCCAACCTTTTCCTTTAATCTTTTCTATAACATATGTCTCACCATTTAATTCATACTCTTCTCTTTCTTCAACTTCTTCTTCTACCTGTACTTCAGCAGGTGCAGTCTCATTCTTACCAAGATAAGCTCCTTTCTTTATGTCTTTCTTTTTCTTTGTAGTATCTTCTATTTCTGCACCATTAGACTGAGGATCCATTCCAGCGAAAGGTTCTTCTGCTAATTGATCAGCAGATGGCATTTCAGTTCCTTGAAAAGTGTCTCCATCCATCCAATTCTCATACATCTTCATGAGATTCTTTGCATACTCATCCTCAAACTGGACAGTATTAACAGGATCTTGGTACTTCATTGTCATTTTATTACTTATCAACTTCTATTTATAGCTCTAATATCCTTTACCCATGCACGAAACATCTCACCACTCTCAGTGACACAGATAACATAGTTCACACCTGACCTATGAATCTTACCTTTCTGTCCTGTGTTGGCATTCATTACATAGTCACCCTCAACAAACACTTCCTTCTTACGGTAGTGCTGTCGTAGTGCTTGTTCACGTAACTTTTTAAAGTCTTTCATAATTTCATTCCTTTTTTAACATCCATGAATAATGCTAACGCATCATCACTGTTTAGTAAAGCATCCACAGCATCCATAAATTTCGATGTTTGTTTATTTTTAACATAATCTCTCATTTTACTAGCAGACATACCAGAAACATCATCATCATTATCAGGATCTCTTTCACCAGCAGACTTAACTTCTATACTTTTAAAAGAATATTCAATTGGTGTCTTATCAGGATCATTTATGTCGAAGTTATACTTATTTAATAACGTAGTAAACCCAGGCACTCTATCAGATCCAACAACCATACAGACATCACTGTACTTACCATCTTTTACTAGTCCCTGAAAAGACTGCATCACTTTAATAATAACATTAAGATCTTTAGAAGATATAATATACTTAGCATGTTTAGGAAACATCTTCTTCATCCACTCTATTTTAGTATCAATATCTAAAGGGTTCTTCTTTTTATCAAAAGACCTAGTTGGTACTATAACATAATCATCCTTACCTGCTTCTTTAGCCACCGCCTCTATAAGTTTCTGGTGTCCTACAGTAGGTGGATTAAACCTACCAAATGTAAATACAATTCTTTTACGATCCATTGCCTTCCACCCATTTCTTAGTCGGAAGAGTATCCTTCTTAAAGTTAGCCTGACTGAACTTCAACCTATTAACTAACTTAGTTGCCCCATGACCTATTTTAATAGCAACATAACCCTCTGGTGATGTAACTTCCAAACCATCTTCAGTTCTAAGATAAGTTCCTATCCTTTCTCCTGTCTCCAACTTAGTAATAAACATCTCTTTTGCTGACTGTATTACCTTATACAACTCAGATGTACTCTTCAAAGCATTTATATTATCCTCTATAAATTGAACACCAGCATATAATTTTGCTAACTTAGTTGCTTTCGCTTTCGGTGTCTTAACTTTATCTACTGCTTTATGTAATTCTCCCTCAAAATAACTAATAAATTCTTTGACAAATATACTAGAAGCAGGAACAGATCTACCATCTCTGACATACTTGTTAAAAAATATCTTTAATCTTGGTCCTACAGTTAATTGATCCTTTGCTTCTATCTGAGATGCAATCTCATCCAAAAAAGATCCAGCATTACTAAGTAATCTATTAGAGTTCTGTTTTAATTTAATTAATTTATTCTTTTCTACTTCTGTTAGTAAAACATTCTTACCAAGAGATCCTATTTCAGCACTAAGAACTAACACATCATCACTTTTATTCAATTTAGATACATCATATCCAAAAGTAGCATTCATAGTACCCATAGTACTACCAGTATATGTTGTATGAAATACAACACCCAACTTTGCTTTCTTAGCTTTCTCATATAATTCATCACCTTCTGGTATAGCGTATGTAATAGTGTTAGGTTTAAAAGTAATATGCTTTATACCATCAATAACCTCAGTTTTTTTATCATTAGTGAATAAAAGATCACCCTGTGCCATACCTTTAATACCTAACGCTGGTAAGTATGTTAGAGATGCTTCTAATTTCTCTACTAATCCAGGTGCATGACCATGATTTCTTTTAATATCAGCAGGTGTAAAATTAACTTTAGCATCTACGTTAAAGACTGACTTAGTACCAACGAAGAAAGACTTTGATCCTGGATAATTTCCACAGAATACAGCAGGAGCACCATCCCATTTGGTAGTGACTGTAAAATTACTAGTTGACTTGCCACTAAAAGACCTAGCAAGATCATCCAAAAATATGAAAGCATCCTTTGCACCACTTTGGCCATCCAAAATGATACTATCTTCTAAGTGTTCTAGGTGAGTATTCTTAGACATCAGTAAAGCTTAGCAAATGGACCATATCTTGGACCTTCTTTCTTAGCAAGAAATACCATATCAGTAGCAAATGAATCCTTATTTTTAGCACCAGTATCACTTATTCCTAATACCCCATCTATCCATTCAATCTGCATTAATTTAGATTGAGCAACCCATGGCTGATTTTTCTCATGAAATGTTATCATTAAATTATCATATGCTTGTTGAACCAAATCAGTTCCCTGTAAATCGGTCTCAATATATTTTTTATTCTTCGACTTAAAAATTCTCTCTAGTCTAGCCTTCCATTTATCTCCTTCTTCTCGAAATTTATCTGCTGTATTTGGATAGTTAGAATTACTCTTTCTAAATTTTACATTATAATCATCCAACAAAGCTTCAACATATGCAGCAGTTGCTTTACCTAATCTAGCAGCAGTAGCACCTTTATCAGTTGGTTCATATTTAAGATTATCTTCCTTAGTACTGGTATTAGATTTTATTTGAAAGTCATATTCATTCTTCCCTTGTTTAACAATAAAGCGTGTGTCTTGAGATGCTAGAGTAACCCTATCATCTTTCGTTGTTTTCTGTTCAAACTTAATTATAAACTTATCAAATGTCATTTTCTTAACAGACATATCTGCAAAGAATTGATCTTCAACGTTAACCTCTTCCCAAATTGCCTTATCACCACTAACCTTCTTTAAAGATATTCCCCATATTTGTTTGTCCTTGAACAACCTCCTCATTATAGTATTAAATTCATCCAACCTAGCATCTATCATCCACCTTCCTTTCTTTACGCTACCACCACTTTTCCTACCAACGATTGCTCTTTCAATATCATCTATATGTTTCTTAGGATTATTAATCAACCATATATCAGCAGGGTTCCAGTTATCTTTCTTTGGTATCATGAACTCAGTCTTTACAAATCCAGCAACCCATTCCATGAACCCACCAGTATGATTAAATTCTTCAAAAGAACCTTTAGTTGTTCTATTCAACAATTCTTTGTTTTGTAAATAAAAATTTCTAATCCAATCTCCTCCAACATCAGGGACACCTTCTTTCTCCCATATTTGTTTAAGACCTTTCATCGTTTCATGATCCTTTTTAATATCTTCAGGACTATTAAAAGTCTTACCCACTTTAATACTTTGTTTAAATACCCATGCAGAACCTGCTTCTTGCATTCTGGTCATAGCAGCTTCGGATATTTTCTTACCACCAAGAGTGATAACTTTACCTGTTGCTTCAAACTTTACAGGTTGAATATCAAACATAATAGTAATAGAATCACGTTTTGAATTATCAACTACATTTGAAATATGAGTAGATCTTCTACTCCATCCTTTAATATTATCAATAGCATTTTGAGAACACTTTAAAACTATTTGCTTTACCCCTGTCTTCCCAAAATTAGGCCATGCAAGACTCTGAGCAGTTTGTCCATCTATCCACCAAATTTCTCTCTCACCTTCAAACGCAACACGATTAATAGCATCCCATCTTTTTCTATGTACATCACTATTTGTAGGTTTATTACCTATCTGTGCTTGTAAATTTTTAGCAGGAATCTTATGTCTAATATCAAGTCTACGATATGGTCCTTTCAGTGCCATCAGTCAAAGAAATAGTTTCAACTATTTAGATTCTAACTCCTCATCTAATACTTCTAGCATCTCATTGACTGCTATAAGATTATCTATATCAAATAAGTACGAAGCAATATGCTTACTAATATATGGTTTCTCATTACGTGCTGCAAAT